CATACGGTAAAAAGTTGGTATCTGATAATAATCTAAAGTGTACTACTTCATAGTTCTCATATTCACCTTTTCCAATAGGGTCATGATTAACTTTGAACTTAACATAGTTTGGATTATTTGGGTCAGTATTTTCCAATCTTTCAGTTTCATAAACTGGAAGTGGTTGTACATTAATAATACCATTACCTGGTTGTATTTCCACCGAAAGGAAAAAATCACCATACTTAACCATATTACGAGTCCATGCCCATAGGTTAAATTCAATATTTAAAATATCATAGAAAAGATTTTCTAATAATGCTTTTACTTTTTCGTTTTGAGTTTTGATTTGAATTACATCTCCAAATTCATTCTTTAATGTAGATTCATCTGAGTATATATCTAATGCCGATGATATAATCGGGTCATTATCCATAGCATCATAATCTCTAAATAATTCTCTACGAACTTGATGGTATGCCATTGACTGTGCAGCCATTTGGTCACCAGCAAATCCTCTTTGTAATTTAGTGTACCTATCTCTAAGGTTCAATAAATTAGTACTTCCTTGCTGTCTGTCATCAACATCAACTACTTTTCTCTTCCCATCCTTGTCAATTTTGACTACGGCTTGAGTAGAAAAGAGTTTTGTTAATCTTTGAAAAAACGTACTTTGTTGTTGTTCTGCCATTTTTGTTTTTGTTTTTATAACCTTTATTAATTTACCAAGCTTTACAACTCCAATACCTTGCTCCTGTTTTTGGACCAGGTGTATCACAATTGTGTCTTGCTCTAAATGATGCTCTTCGTTCTGGGTCTGATTTTTTAATTCTCATAGTTTCTTCACCTGCTGATTTTGCTGATGTTCCGCCATGCCCAAAATTTACTTTTACAACATTCCCTTTTGGATTGTTAACATATACTTTAAACTTCTTAACATCACCTCTCATCGGTTTATTGAGTTTTACCTCTCTTCCCTGATATTCGGCTTCGTTAACTTCCCCCTTTATGGTTTTTAAGAATTCTATGAATTCTTTTAAATCATCGTAGTTTTCAACATAATATTCAGTAACATCTTCTTCGAAAATGCCTCTGATTTCATTGTAAAGTTCTAAAGTATAATTTTCCATATATTTGACTAAATATTATCTAATACTATATAAATATCATTTTATATAACTTTACATAATTTTATAACCATTTACTTAAATCTTCAATACTACCATCCCCAACGTTCATTTGCCAAGGATTACTATCCATATCGTTACCACCATAAACACCACTATAAGTATATGATGATATACTGTTAATAGCTTGTTTTGTTAAATCAATACCCTCTTGTCTTAATCTAAGTGATGTATCTCTAACCCAAAGTGATATGGCTAATGCCATCGTAAGGTCATCATTATAACCACGCATTGCCTCAGCTCTACCATTGTTCCAAATGAATGTAAATAACTCATCTATGGTTCTTACTGAACGGATTATGATTGATTTTTCTCTTACATACTCCTCCAACTTTGAAATAATCAAAGGTCGGGTTCTTGATGTGGTTGAGAATCCAGCTACCATACTTCTATCCTCCGAACGATATTTGTTTGATAATTGATTATCCACATCCACATATTTTAAATCTCGAGATGTATAATACAAATTAGTATATCCCCTATCCAATACTTGTTGAATAGCTGCCCAACCAATATTTGCGTTTTCAATTACCAATAGTGCGTTGTTATATTCGGTTGCTAATGATACTAAGAAATTTCCAAAATCCTTTGTATCCAACTTACCTCTATATTCTGCTACTTGCGCAGATGCTTCAACATCAATAACGTGTGCGGTAGAGTAATCCGAAGAATCTCCCCTCGAAACGTCAGCTGATACTATGTAAGTTTTATTATAGTTAGGATATTCCCATCTCCAAAGGTTTCCATCAAATCCACCTTTTTCTACTGGGTCTTGCACAAATGTTTCTTTATAAAATTGTAGGAGTTGTGGTTCGATTACACTATCTCCAGAAGATACGAAATCACAATCACACTCTTGAGCTGCTCCCTTTGTTCCTAATAGAACCTCTTGTTCATCTCGCCAAGCTTGCTCTCTTTCAGGATGTACACTCCAATGGATTCTAATATTATTAAATGAGTTTGTTCCATCTTCAGAACCTACCCAAGTTTTGTGGAAAAAGTTTCCAACACCATTTGGTGTAGAAAGGATAATTGCGTTACCCCCAGTTGATAATGTAGATTGTGCAGATACCCATATATCTTCAATCTTATCGATAAATGCCGCCTCATCAAATACTAATAAAGATAGTGCTTCAGAACGACCAGCATCACTAGCAGCAGATGTTGCTTTGATTTGAGAGCCGTTTGCATATCTAAGTGATAATTTGTTATCCTCCACCGTTGTTAGTTTTAACCAACTTGGTAGATATTGATTCATAACCCTTACCTTAGTTACTAAGTTTTTAGCAACCTCTTGCTTTGTTGCAATAACCAATACGTTAAAATCATCATTAAATAGCATTTTCCAAAGTGAGAAACCAGCAGTCAATGTTGAGATACCAGTTTGTCTTGATTTTAGAATAATATTATAACGATGGTCTTTAAACTGAGTTAGTGTATCTTCTTGAAACGGAAAAAGGTGAAAGGGTATTTTACCTTTCACCGGATGTTGAATCATACAATATTTTCGCATGAAGTATATCGGGTCTTTTGCACACTTTTGATATTCTTCAGCAATAATTTGTTTTAATGATTTCTTTACTTCAGCCATAAATTACTTTATTAAAAGGACTGTAGTTGCAATTATTCCAACAATTGAAGTTACCTTATAAAATCCAGTTTTAAACTTCTGTCCTTTTAGTTCTTTTATTAAACTTTCCGATTTTTGTCTCTCTAATGAAAACTGCTCATCCTTTTTAGTAATGATTAATTCTAAGTTTCCAATCTTTTCGTTTTTAAGAGTATCCTTTTGTTTAAATAAACTTATTTGTTCATCTTTAAGTAATACTGTTTTATTTAATTCAACAATCTCCAATTTAGCTCCATCAAAACGAATTAGGTCTTGATAAACTAATCTAGCAATTTTTGTTGGTAAAACTACAACACTTGTATCTTTCTTAGTTAGCGTATCTTTCTGTGAATAAGCGCTCGAGCTCAATGTTACCAATAGTAGCAACGTTATTAACTTTCTCATCTGTATTATTTTTAATTATAGTTATGTTTTTTGTTACTTGTTGAATATCTTTATCTACATTAGAGATATGTGTATCAACTAAATCAATTTGAGTATCTATCAAATCATTTTTTGTATAAACCGAATCAATATCCTTTTGGATTGAATCAATTTTTTGATTATAGCCAGCTATATCAGTTTTAATTTGGCTGGTTGTAAATATACTCCACCCTATTAACACTGCGATAATAACCAATAAAATTACCAATTTGTTGTCTTTCATATTATTAAATTTAAAGTTTTGAAACCAATTCATAATTCTTATCTTTTAATAATTCATATGCTGCGTTTCGTTTTTCTATAACTTCGATAAGTTCCAACTTACCACTATCAATATCTTTTTGTATTTCAGTTTTTAACTGCTCTACATCTTTATCATTTTGCCATCTTTCAACTGAGCCATCTTCGTTTACATACTCATGTATATTGGATACCTCTTTATATGCGTTGTTTAATTTTTCCAAAACATCCGTACCATAAGCTGCCATATTTGAATAAATTCTATATTCACTATATGCTTCCCATAAACCATCTTGTTTTATTTGAAATTCTCGTCTAGCTAAACAGCCAGCACAATATCCAGTCTTTGAAATTAACTTCTTATCTGCATTTGAGTAGTTACCACTAACATCACAATCATTTGATTTACAACTTGAAATTTGTTGTAAATAATTTCTAACTTCAGACATGGTATCACTACTCTTAGATTGTCTTACTCTACCATATTCTTTTTGTTCCCAAAGATAACCATCTTTATCTTCCCAAATATCTCCAATGGTTCTGGAAACTTCCTCTTTTATATTAGAGAATCCAACTTGCGTATTTTTTTCGTATTCACCAGTCTGAACCATATCAGCCAACTTTCTACGAGTTGGATGCATGAAACTTTTCTTAAATTCTGTATTAGCCATAAATTGTTCTTATATATTCATATATATAAGTATTGAATTTTTTACTATTCGTAAAATAATCCAAGAATTTGATTTAATGGTGCAAATGTACCTGTTAGTTTCATTGTATTTCCATTGTACACAAATACGATACCTTCGTTTGGAACTATTTTATCTTTTCCACCAATAGCGTTTAATCTTTGTAATTCCATTTTAAGTTTTGCTATCTTCTTTTCATCACCACCAGTCTTAACATCTGATATAGTTTTATCTAATCTATCCTTCATAGCTCTAACCGCAGAATCAGGGTTTGCTGTAAGTACTGAACTCATAAATGAAAGTACTTCAGAGCCAACACCCAAAAATATATCCTCAAAAGGTCTAATATTATCCTTTGCTATCTTAGCGTGGTCATTCTTATCAATACCAGTTGCCCAACTTAATACTTTAGCATCGGTAATGTTTTTATTGTCTAAACGGAATGATTTATCATAGAATGCCCATCTCTTAACCAATCCCATTAGAGTTCTATTATCAATCGGAGATGGTGATTTCTTAGTTACAAAATCAGTCCACCATGCTTGATGATAATCAGCAATACCATCCGTATCGGATAGTTTAAACTTAGATTGTAGTTTTGTAATCTGTCCACTATATTTTCCTTTTAATGAAGTTAAGTTTTTTGATTGTGGTAACTTAACAACTGGAGGTCCTTGTATTGTATAAGCCGATTGTACGTTTTGATTTACTTGCTTAATCATACCAGCCAAAACTTTAGCTGCTTCTTGATTTTCACCAATTGCTATACCAGCTTCATTATATTCCATTGTTCCATGAAATACTAATAGTGCTTGTCCATAAGGAATTACATTTACCGAAGTTGGATATATTACCTCCAAATTCATAAAACATGCACCATTCTTAAAAACTTTTTCTCTTTGTTTTTCTGAAAGTGATTTTATTGCTTTTGATAAATCACTCATAGCAAAGTTGTATGCTTTTTCTAACTCACCTCTTCCGGCAAACTTAGTAGCTACTCCATTTATATCCAATGCCTTCTCACCTCTATTAGCTAGATGTCCTTTGTTTCTAGCAGCAACTAATCTTCCATTCACCCAACTGATTGCTAATGCTTGTCCATCAGTTTTTTCTCTTGTCAATTCCAACTTACCTTCTAATGCACGATTCACAATATCTTTAAGTTGTCCAAATGTTAAGTTAATTTCAGTATCAAATGGATGATTCATATGTCCATACGCACCACCTTCAGTTAATAACCCCTCAGTTATGTTTGGGTTATTATCAGTTCCACATTTGTGACACATATAGGTATCACTTCCACCTTCAGAAATTTTCCAACTCCAACCACAATTATCACAAATTACTTTACCATTTTCTACTCTTTCACTAATCCCACCACCCAATGCGTATGGTTCGTTATATTGTAATTTCTCAGCGTTAAATTTCTTTCTTAATCTTTTAAGAACTTCTTTATGTTTATCAATCCATGCTTGGTCTGGGTAACCCATTCCAATTCCTTCAAATGCTGATTTGGTTTTTACTTTATACCAACCACCACCCGGTGTTCTGAATATTCTTGCAGGTATTTCTAATATTCCATTTGATGGTAATTTAGAATGATACTTTGAATCAATATGAACAACCTTTACAATGAATACTTTTTTCTTATTATCAGCTCCAATCAATTCAACTTCTAATGGAACTGCTACTCCACCTATTTTAAGTTTACCACCAAAGATATTACCTTTAGTGTATGCTTCTTCTACTGATTTTTTAACCATTTCATATCCTTTATCTTCGGTATCCTTTGTATTTGTTTGATGACCAGGTTCTGTTTTTTTACTATCATCAAAATCAATTGTATCCAATTCTGCACCATATCCCATATCAGGTGTATATGTTCCCGATTTGTGATGTTGTAAAAAATTATGGTCTATTGTACCATCCGATTTATGATTTTTTGAATTAATATTTTCATTTTTACTTATTTCAATTGCTCTTAATTGCTTAAGTGCTTTCTCTTTAGTATCATGTGTTCCTAATCTATCACCACCATCCTTTGGATATACCACCCACTTACCATCAATATGTTTGATTGTTTCAACAGTCAATTTCATTGATTCTTTGCTTCTAAAATCTCTAGTTCCACCTTTATTATCTTTAAATCCGAATGATTTATAGAATTGGATTAATCTTCCCTTAGAACCCCCAAAATCAGATGATGGAGTTAAGAATACATCTTTTTTGGTTTTCTTTGCATAAGTAATAATATCATTCATTACTTTTGTACCAATACCCTCACTTCTTTTTTCTTTTGGAACAACTATTCTGTGAATTTCTAAGTATTCTGGATATTCATATACATCCAATTCCACACCATGTTTTTTCCCCAAATGAGAGTCTAACGTTTCAGCAATTACTGATTCAAATTTATATTCAGGTGTTGTTGTTTTGAATTCACCTTTTCTCATTATAGTTTTTGCAATAGCTTTATTAGCTTGAAGCATAAATGGTATATTGATATTAGTTCTATTATCCTTTGCTACAACTTGGTTGTATTGAGTTAAGAATTCAACAAATTTCTTTTTATTTCTACCTAATCTTTTAAAGAACCCAGTTAGTTCTGCTGCTGATATTTCCTTACCATTTCTCGTATCATTTAATCTATCGAAAAAATGTTTATCAGTAAGAACGATATCAATTGGATTTAATTGTCTATCAGCGTATTTATCAATTTGTTGTAAATCAGCCATTGGGATTTCGTTAATTACCGATTCGTTTTTACCAGTATCTGCTTTTTTAGCAGCAACACCAATTTCTTCTGCAAATTTATTTGACATTGGTATCACATCCTTTATATCGGCATCAATAACAATAACTTTCATATTAGCAGGTTTCCCATCTCTAATTGCGTTTGTTGTTACAGCTGCCCAACGATGATGACCATCCACTACATATCCATCTCTACTTACATAGATTGGAGCAGTAATCTTTGGATGATTCGGGTCATTCTCTAATGCCTTTGCCATACCAGCTACCTTTGCACCAACTAATTCAGATTGAGTTGCTTTTAGAGAATCCGATGGTAATTCAGTTTGGATAGTTTTAATACCCTTTCTTTTCAATAGTTCTCTAAACATTGGTTCCGTATCAACTTCACCATTTATATCTTTTTCCATACTTGCCGCAGGTGAACCTTCGGTTGGTTTGCCTTTAAATTGTGGCATTTCCTCACGAGGAATTCCAGCATTACCAGCACAATATAAGTTTGTTCCAGCTACAGTTATTTTACATAAATTGTAATTAGGAGCTGCTTCACCATTTTCTTTTGCCTGATTTGTTAGTTGAACCAACTTATCAATCTGCATTGAAATTTCTCTTTGTTGCTTATTTGAAATTTTAGGAATATCCGATTCTGAACTAAATGTATCTGAATCTGCTTTTGGTAATACCTTAGTTACATTATCTAATGCAACATTTGGTATTTCAGTTTTGGGTTTTTCTTTTTGCTTAACATCAGGTGCATGTTTAAACATATCCGAACCGGCTACTTTAGTTCCTTTAGATGGTTCCGATTTTGTATCACTAGCTCCATCTATTTTAACATACTTACCACCATCATTCTTTGAAAAAGATGGAGAAGATTCATCATCCTCTTTACCTTTTTGTTTATACACACCATGTCCAATATGAGTGTATTTGGAATCATCATTTTCATCTTCAAAGATTACTTGATATCCTTCCTTTATCATTCTAAAAGTTGCTACCTTTTTACCATTGATAGTTGGCATTCCATGTTCATCTTTTCCAATAGTTTTTACAATAACTTTTTTATTTTTAAATCTACCCATTAAAATGGTATCTCCGATTTCAACATCTAATGTAATACCTTCATCTAAATTAATTGATTCTGGTAATTTGGAAAGTTTATCAACAACCATATCAAAAATTGATTGATTGAATTTACCATAAGCTTTCTTTACAAAGAAATCTTTTTTATCCTCAGTACTACCTTTTTTTAAACCAATCCTAACATCAGTACCACTAATTGCATTTGGTTGTGCTGGTGATATAAAAACATACCCCCTATCAGCATATCCTTCCAATTCAATACTATCTTTGTATTTTTCAAAATACTTCCCACCCAAACGACTTGAATCTTTCTCACCAACCACAGTTATAAATGCAGTAGTTTCTTTATTGAATTTGCTTAGGATTTCAGTTGGAGCATAGGGATTTTTGACCTGAGCTATTTTGTTTGATGGGATACCAAACATAGTGGTCATTACCTTTACTTTCTCCTTAAAATTGAATGGGGATTTTTGATTGTCTGTTTTATCAGAGGTTCCGATATAAACATTATTTTTTCCAAACTTTTTTACTAATGTTTGGTAAGTAGCGAAGTGCCCTTTATGAAAAGGTTGAAAGCGACCAGAGTAAACAACAACTAAGTCCTTTACACTGCTCGCTTCTCCTAATAATATACTCTCTACTAAAAACTTTGATAAATCACTCATTATATGATAATTATTTCTCTTATACCATATAAATATAATAATTTATTGTTTTAGTTTTTTATTTAGCCGCTTGCTCTTTAAAAGCTGGATTATAAGTAATAGTACCTTCTCTTAAATCGATTTGACCTCTTGGGTATTCCTTTTCAAGACCAGCTACTAATTCTCTCATCGCATCATTTTGAGATTTAAAATCAGCTTCAGCTCTTTCTAAACCATCATGTAGTTTATCCATTTCTTCTTCTAATTCTTTTCTTCTCAAATAGATTTGCCCGAAAGCGTTTACTAATTCTTGAATTTTACCATTGCCTTCTCTTAGTGGAGTAAGGATATCTTCGGTTAATTCTACTGTAACTAACTCGATTTTTTGAATTGTTTCGTTTGCCATTGTTTTTTTAATTAAAAATTGTTTTTGAATTCATATATAAATATATCTAACTGAAATTTTCAGAAATTACACTTACCCCACGTTTTTGTATAACCTGAGATGAACATCGATTTCCAAATATAATTGATTCATTAATATTATTTGTTTCCAAATACTTTGTAGTGAATCCTGCTACAAAAGTATCACCTGCTCCTGAGATATCCATTATCTCAACTTTATCAGTTGGATACATATTGTTTAAATACATACATCCATCTTTATCTAATGTGATTATTAGTTTTTCTAAAATCCATTCATTATTTTCAATAAATGATTTATTATTTTGATATTCGGTTCTGTTTAATTTAATGAACTTTAAATCAGTGCACCATTCTCCTAATTTTTTTTTAGTATCACAAATTGTATTAGGGTGATTAAATGCTATTTTAGCAATATCAGTATCACTTAGAAATCCTTTGTTATAATCCGATATGACTATCATATCAAAATCATAAAAATTTATTTCAGAAAGTGTATTACCAATAGGCGGAACTACATCATCAATATCAACTCGTAAAAGTAAATGATTAAAACTTTCCTCAACATATCTCTTTTTTACAATCAATTGAGTATTACAAATCAATTCAGTTTTACAACCCAATGCTTCTAAATTTTCTTTAACATTATAAGCCATACCACCATTGGTGATTGTATGTGATTCTATAAAAACAGGTGCAGGTCCTTCAGGTGATAATCGTGTAGCTTTTCCATAAACGAATTCATCTAAACATCCCTCACCTATAATTAATACTTTACTCATTTGTTAATATTTTAGTTGTACTGAAATCATCCATTCGATTAAAATACACAATTGATTTTGCGTATTGTTCTCCCACTATTGGTTTATTTTTATAATCAGACCCAATTACAAATATATCAGGGTTATATGTTTTAATTACATTTTCTAATAATTCAGCTGAATCAAATATAACTACTTTACTAACTCCTTTAATTCTTTCCAAATTATACTTTCGTTCTTCTTCAGTATGGAACGGTCTATCTTCTCCTTTTAATTCCTTTACTCTCCTATCGGAATCAATTCCAATAATAACAATATCACCAAAGGCAGATGCGAACTCAATCATCTTAAAATGCGCATGATGTAAAACATCAAAACATCCATTTAACCAAACCTTTTTCATAGAAACTTTTCTAATTCATTAATAACCATCTGAGATGTAATTGCTTTAGTACATTCAAATTGCCTATCCGTACCTTTATGGTCTGGACACCAATTCCAATCACCAGCATCTAATTTTAATCGGTTAAAGCATCCACCACATTTATCTTTAGGTGAAGTTATTCTAACACAATCTTGCATTTCTGCCCAATCATATGAGAATCCACTAATCAATACCGTCTTTGTACCCAATGCCCAACTTAACCAACTTAACCCACTACCAATACCAATGAATGCTTTTGATTTTCTCATTTCATCCATTACTTTTTCCAAAGAACCGGCTGGGTGTTTGACTACTCCAGTTGGGTGTTTATTACCCATATAATCATTATTCTCTTGTGATAATAGTTTAACTGTATAACCTTTATCATTTAACCAATTCACTACTTCTTGCCAACCATTTGGGTTATTCCAATACTTAGATTGAGCAGTTCCATGTATTGCTATTGTTATTAACTTATCATCTTTAACAATATCTGATGATGGTAACTTTGGTTTTATTTCTTTATATGGTAATCCCAATATATCAGAACCCATTTTTTGCATTGTTTGGGATTTAAAATCGTTTGGATTTTTTCTGTTATTTACACTACCATCTTCATTATAGAATAAACCAACAGTATACATTGCGTATAAATTTTCAACACTTTGACCTGGTTTTACAAATTCTATATTTGGATATTGTGACTCTAACATTTCGTTATGAAATGTAGATACAATTAATTCACAATTATGTACTTTCTGAAATTCGTCAAAGTATGGAAACCATGCTAATGTATCACCCAATGCTTTTGATGATAGTGCTAGATAAACTCTCTTATTAGTTGCGGTATAATCATGTTCAAAAAATAAAGTATTACCTTCCCATATTTCAATTCTCCAATCTATAAAATACTCAATATTACATTTAGCCCAAGTATTGTTTGATAATTCGGTTGTGAATAAAACATTACCATTACGTTTGTTTATAAACTTAACATTGTATTTACCCGTTTGGTTTCCCAATACTTCAG